TTTCTTTTTCCATGTTATTCTAGTATTTCTAAAGGATTAGGTACAAATACAACATTAGTATTTATTTTCTCTCTATCTCCTTGATAATCCCATACCATGTTATAAATATAATTCCATCCACCTGAAACTCTCATTACTTCCACATATTCATCTATATGTATAGTTGAATGTAATTCCATTTCATGTAGTTTATTTATATCTACTTTTTCAAAATCTCTCATTTAATTTAATTTAATATTTTTGTTTAGAAAAGGTCATCTTCTGTAATACTTTCTGATTTTTTATTATAGTCAATACTCTTTTTGTAAAAGAAATCTCCTTCTTTGGTTGATTTAATTTCAACGTCAAACCACATTGTACTTTCTAACTTTTGAGTTTGGACCTCAAAAGCTTTACTCATTCCAATGCTTTCTAAGCTGTTGTTAAATCTGTTTTTAATAAATTCAGTAATTGTTTCCTTTGATAAGAAATCTAGTTCACCTTTTTCAAAAATCCAATCTAAAACTTTACACTCGGCTTCTAAAGCCTTGACGCACGCAGATTTAATTATCTCTTCAAATTCTTCATCAAACCATCCAGGGTTTTCTTTTTTAATTATATTGATTAATTCAATACCAAAATTACCATGTACATCTTCTTCCTTGCTTGTTGCTTCTACTATATTTGATACACCCTTGAACAAATTAAGTTCTTTATTGAATGACATCATTATCAGAAACTGGCTAAATAAAGAAACATGTTCTATAAATAAGCTGAATAAAAGAATAGATTTTGTATACATCTTATTACTTTTACTCCTTGTTCCATCAAGGTATTTGCTAAGGTAGTTAATTCTACCTTTAATAGCTGGTACTTCAGTAATTGTTTGAAATTCATCTTCTAATCCAAGAACCTCAAGTAAATGTTTATAAGCATCAAAGTGCCTAGCTTCACTTTCACTAAATGTAGCTCCTATTGATTGAATTTCATATTTTGGTAGACGTTTATACAGATCACCCCAAAACGCTTTCACGTTAACTTCTATCTGAGCTATTGCAAGCATGGAACGCTTGATTGCCTCACGTTGACTGTCTGTAACTTTAGTCATAAAATCAGAGATGTCTTCTGTTATATTAAACTCACTATGTATTCAGTAAGAATGTCTTATAGCATTTTTATACTTTAAAAGTTCAGGATACTCATAAGGTAACACTGATTTTCTTTTTTCAAATATATTCATTATGCTATTAGTGTTTCTAATTTTGTCATTCTTGCATTAACAGCATCTTTTAGTTTAACAAAAGTTCCAACATGAATTTTATTTATTGTTTTACCAGTACTAATCCAAGCTTCATATTTATTACTTCTATCAGCTCTTTTTGTTACTCCTTTAAATCCTGTGTTTGTTTTAATTTTACTCATTTTTCTATCTTTTTATATTTAATCGTTTTTTACAAATACTCCGTCTACCATTTTGCCATTGCGTTTACTTATAATATTATAAGCACTTTCTAGGCAATCTACTAGATCCATTTGTTGTAATTCTGCTTGTAATATAATAGTTACAAGAATATCGCCAAGTGCGTCCTTTATTTCCACTTGATCACCATTATTTATGGCAGCTAATAATTCATTGACTTCTTCAAGTGTTTTAATTGCTTGTCCCATCGGTGTTCCTTTTGCAAGGATTCCTTTTTCTTCTCCTCATTTTACTATAAGCTGTTGTAATTCACTATAATTCATATTTCTCTATTTAGAATTAAGTTTTGTTAAAATATATTATGTATATTTTCTAATTTAATCTTTTTTTCATTTTTAAATTCATAAGTTTCATTTGATATATCTAATGTCTGACCAAGTTCACAGCCTTTTTTTAGCTTAACGCATAAGTCTATTTCCATTTTTTCTCTTAGCTTGTCTGACTTATTAAATATATCATCAAATCTTTTTATTGTTGAATTTACAAATCCTGGTATTTTACCATATAATTCAATCCAATACTTTTTTACTTGCATTTTGTAATCATTTGAAATTTCTGAATATTTACCTTTCATTAAATTTAATATATCCTTATAATATTCTTTTGGTATATCATACTCATAAAGTACATTTGAACCAACAGAATAAGATGTATTATATAATTCATTATCAGTAAGTATATTTTCTTTTTCTGTAAATGTTACATCCCTGTAATTAAAAGTGCATTCAATATAAAATTTACCAATATTTAAATTTCTATTTGTAAATAAATAAGTATTAATAATATGAGATTGTATATTGACGTTTAAATCAACTCATTGTGATAATATAGGTAAAACATAACCATGACTAATATTTTTTTTTTTCATAGTTATTTGTTATTTTTTTTATATTTATATTTATCTTTATTTAAATTTAAAATTTCTAATAAATTTTCATCAGTTATTAAACTTTTTCTTTCATTAGAAAAATTTGATTGAACTTTAGAATTAAAACTTAAACCTATTTCTTTTTTTTGTTCATTTAAGTCATTTATATTAAATTCGTTTTTTTTTTTACGAAAATTAGTGTTATCATAAGTATTATTTGAAAAACTATTATGTTGTGGTAAAGGTACTTCCTCAAGTATTAACTCATCATTATTTTCTAAATGATTTCTAAATGTTTTTACAAATCCAAACGTATTACCATTATTATTAATATTTTCTAATTTTTGATAACCATTTATATAATATTCATAATCATATATAAATTTTTTGTTTTCTATATGATATTTTATTTTATTAACTATTTCATGTATTCCTAATATTGGATTATTATACATTGTAATACTACCTGTATATGCAGAATAAATAGTTTCAGAAGTTATTTTAAATAAAAGAGGTTCTTCAAATGTATTTACAGCAACAATACAGGGTTCTAAAATACGATAATCTTTAAGTGATAAATTATTTTCTACATAATGATGTAAAGCAAGTGTGTAAATACATGCTTGTATATCATACCTATAATTATAATAACTTTTCTTAAAGTCCTTCATTAAAAACGAAGTATATTTTAAATCAATTTCTTGTATTGTTTTATTTTTATGATCAATATGAATATTGTCTAAATAAGATTTATATTTAATATTTTCATATTCAAATTTAATTAATATTTGATTTAAATTTTGAAAATCACCAGATGATTTATAATTAAAATACTTTTTAACATAAATATTTTCTTTTAACTTATTAGACATATTTGTAATATCAATATAATTTTGTGAAGTAATTTTTATTTTACCTTCAGCTTTTATATTATCTAACATTATGTCTTTCACTTTACTAACCCTTTCTTGTATTTTATTTTTGTTTGATATATCACTTACAAATAATTTATTTTCTTTGCAAATATCAAAACAAACGTTAAAGAATTCGTCATTGTTAATAAGCTTTTTTGATATACTACCATCTAATTCTTTATAAATTAAATTTAAAAGATCACTCTCCATTGATGTTAATTTGGTACTATTATCACTTATATAATATATTTCTTCAAAATTATTATAAACATAATCATCTAACATTTTACCTTTTGACAAGCCTTTTGTTTTTTTTTCTTTTTCAGTAATAAGGGAAGAAGGACCTTCTTGTATAAAGCGTAATATAGAACTATATGAATGATAATCTTTATCTTTGTTTAACATTTAATATACTTTTAAATAAAAACCAGGTTTTTCTTTATTATACCCAGTGTAATTTCCTTTAATTTTAAAAGGAAAAGGAACCATTTCTGTAATGTTGTCATCATCTATTCATCCAGCATGAGTCATCTCATCCTGAATTGTTTGAATAGGATTTACCCAATCATATTTATGATGAGTACCTCTTATAAAATGTATTCCTATTTTGTAAGGTTTTTTTTTACCTTTTATCATTTGGTGAAAAGCGTTTTTATTATCTTTCCACCATTGTGCAGTGTCTGTTTTTCATTTTTTAGTAGCTTTAGAAGCTATAAAATATTTACCAGTTCATCTGCGTCCATTTTTGCTTGATGGCACTGAGCCATCACAAAATAACATCATACTATTTTTTAATTTTATCGTTTTTGTTTAGAAAAATTTTAAGAGTTCTAGAATCATCTTGAAATGATAATTCAATATCTTTAACTTTCATATTTACATAAGACCTTCCATTATTATCAATAACTTCTAGTCTTGTTATTTTATTTATATCACCTGCCATTTTATAAATTATTTATTTTTGTTATACCATTCTATAAATTCAATTACTGCTTGATAAACAGCTTTGATTTTAGATTTATCCCATTGAGAATTATCATAATCAATATTATAACCTAAAAATTCAACAATATATTGTTGTTTCATTTTACCAGCACTATAATAGTGAATATTAGAACTGCAAAATTGATTTTCTATTTTTTCAACTACAGGCATTAACCAATCCCAAGATTTATGATATTTACTATCTGTAATATAAAAAGTAATCATTGATGAATTAGGTTCTTCTACATAACAATCTTCTATATCTTTACTATTCTTATATCTATTTTTATATAAAAACTCAGCTATTAATTTATTACCATTTAATACAAAATTCTTTTCCATTGTTTTCTTTTATTAATTCATTAATTTGCTTAAAATGATTACAATTCCATTCTTCATTTCTTTTTGCAGCAAGTTCAGGATGTATACATTTTAAAGCATAGCAAAATTTTAATTTGTTTTCTGGAACAACTTCGTGAAAAGTTTTCATAACATCCTTTCCCCATAAACAAAATATTACACCTGGATTATTATCTATAATAGTATTAATAGTAACTTTAATAAAATTATCCCATATTTTTTGATGTGAGTTTACAATTCCAGCTTGAATTGTTAATGATGTGTTTAGAAGCATTACATTTTGTAAAGCCCAGTGTTTTAAAGTAACATCAAAATTAATATCTAAACTATTATATGTTTGCTCAACCCGTTCTCTTATTTTAAATAAAGAAGGTGATATCCTAATAGTTTCATCACTATTAGCAAATGAAAAACCATTTGCTGAAATATTAGGATTAGGAGTATTTCCTATTATCACCACTTTTACTTTATTATAAGGAACATATCTAAAAGCTCTAAATATATTTCTTTTTAAAGGAAATATAGTTTTTTTTTCATAACTTTTGTTTAAATAAATGATAAGCTCTTTAAAATAATCTGATTTAATCATATATAAAAAGCTTTCATCGTTAACCCATTCACCAAAAGTTTTTTGAAAATTTATAATATTATTTTTCAATTACTGAATCTGTAAAACTACTATAATAAGAATGTTCACTAAGACCTTTGGGATCTTTTTTGTTCATTTCTTTCATTACTTCAACTCTTTCATCAAAATATTTTTGATTACTATCACAAAGTAAATTACTAAATTCAGGAGCTTTTTTATTAAGAAGCTTTAAAAGTGAACTATATTTATTATTAAGTTTGCTAAAGGATTTTAAAAATTTAGGGTCATTAAATTTATTTTCTAACTTATTAGCAGAAACTACAATTACAGATGACATTAACATAAAATGAAATATTTTAAAAAAATCAAAAGTATTGTTATGTTGTCTAAATTCAACAGTTTTCATATTAGTAAATATAATAGGTATCATATTAAACCACACATACCTAGCTTTAATATTCCATTTAGAAGTACCATTAGGATCTTTAGGATGTTTATTTACATTGGCTAAATCTTCACCAAATTCGGAAAAAGTATAACCTCCTGATAAACCACTAAATAAATTATCAAAAGCAATTTGTTTAAGTTTTTTAATATCAGTATTTTTATAATCCATCATTATTTCTAATGAAGTAGTATTCATAGGACCACTATAATTTTTATTTTTATCATAATTTGTAGAAATTTCTTTATACAAAGGTTGTAAAGAATAAATATCACGTTCTAATAAAGTTGATATATTATTAATAGCAAGAATATTATTAGGAGTTCTTTTAAGACCACCTAAATGAAGGTGTAATGAACAATTATAATCGTATTGTGTTCTTTCTTTTAACAGATTACAAATTTCCATAACATTGTATAAACCTTTTGTACCAGATAAAGGTACTGTTACATATTCTAAACCTGAAATACTACCATCTCTCAATGCTATTATTCCATGTTTATAACATAATCTATCTGGTAAATAACCTCTAGATGTTTCAAATTCAAGACCAAAAGTGATACCATTTTTTTCTAATAATAATCCAAATTCTTCTACCATTTTATTTTTAGTGGAAGGTTTATAATAATCAGAATATGATTTTTCAATCATTTTACTAACAAATCTACTATCATAATTTAAAGTATTTTTATCTACAGGTGCTTTTCCAATTTTTTTAAAAGATGATTTTGACATCATATCTTTTTTGTAAAAAACACCAGTGTTATAATGCTCTAAGTAATTATTATTTAATACATTTTTATTAATACATGTTTGAAAAGAAAATTTATCTAATGAAACTTTTATATTTTCAGTAACATTTGGACTAAAAAAACCTAATTCAAAAGTATCATCATCATTTATATTAATAATACCTTTTGTTAAAAGTTGTTTATTTACTAATACATAAGATTTATTTTCGTGATCATATTCAATAAGACCATTATTAAATCTGTGATACTTATTATTTACTTTATAACATCCTCCACTATTTTTAACTTCAATATTACCTATTTCATAATATTCATTTTTAATTTTTCGACATTTTAATTTATCGATATTTTTACCATTATAGGTTTTAACTATCATTTTATTATTTTTATTAGTTACCAGTAGTATTAAATCGTTTTTGTTCTATAAACATTACTTCTTCATCATCATAATATTCATCATATTCATCAATTTCAAGATTATTATCCAAACTTAAATAATTATCTAACCATTTTTTCATAGGATTATAAATATCTTCTAAATTTTGACAAAAATGAAATAAAGTCATTGCAACTTCATTATCATCATAATTATCATTAGATATTTCTACACCTAACTCTAATGCACTTTCTATAGTTTCTTTAAAATCCGATAATGAATATTTTAATTTATCTTTTTTATTATCATTTTCTAAAAATTCAATTTCTTCATCATCAATATTTTCATCTTTTATTTTTTCACTAATTAAAGAATTTACATTAATTTCAAAAGTACCACTATTAGGATTTTTAATTACTACTGGTAATATAGGTTTATAAGCGTTTGTAACATTTACTTTACCATTTTTTAAAACTTTATATTGTTTGGTACTATTCCATACTTGATTATAAAAAGAATTACTTATTATACCATCTTTTATTATATAAATGTAAGTAGAAGATATAGGTTGAATACTTTCAGATTTAACATACTTACCATTTCTTAAAATTTGATTTTTAGTAAGATTATGTTCTTTGTATAAAAGAGTATCTTTTTTATTTTTCAAATAAGATGGTTCATAATAACTAGTAATAGGATACATACTCATATGTGAAAGATCAATAACAGTATATTTATCAACACCTCTTTCTGTAATAATTTTATAATCAAGTTCTTTATTAAGTAAAATACCATCAACAATATAAAATAAATCTAAATCTGCATTATGTATAGTAACTAAAGAACTAGTTTCACTATCTTTTATTGATAATTTCTTAAGTTTTTCTTTAGCTTCAGTAATACTTTTACTTAAGAAAACAAAACCATTATTATCAGAGTGAATATAAGCACCGTCAGCTGGAAATTTACCATTTTGTTTATATCTAAAATTTTCAAAATAAATTCTGTTATTTTTAACATTTTTTTCATTTCTAATAACTTTTTCATAAAAAATACTTTTACATATATTAGCTTCTTCATTAGACATGTTAGAAATAACATTTTCTCTCATCTTTTCGCTTTCTGATTTATACATGATATTTTTAGATCTATTAGGTTGCTTATTAACATAAGTATCAGTTTTTCTAACAAAAATGTTTTTCTTTTTGTTATTATTTCTAGATTGAGATTTAAACTCATGCATACTAATATACTTTTTGTTTTTAGATCTATCTATTTCATTCATACTTATTATAACACCTTTTTTAATAGTATATAAAACGTTTGATTTAAATGTAAATATGTTAGAATCTTTTTCATTGTGTTTTTTATTAGCAATAAGCTCAAGAGGTTCATAATCTGAAGAAAAATACATACTTGATTTAGAATTATTCCAGTAATGTAAAGGTCTTTCATCTTGTATTTGAGAAGTACTATAATCAAACTTTTTAGATCTACCTCTATAAACATACATTATATCAGGATCTTTAGTAGAATGCATAACTAAAGCAGCTGCTCCTTTATATTCTTGTAAAACTTTAATATAATGAGGATTATCAGAAGTAGTTTTAGATATTATTTCTAATAATATTTCACTATCTACTTTAACTCTTCCATTATTATCTGTAAGTTTAATATCATATTTTTCAGCAAGAAAAACATGATTGTCAAGAGTACCATTATGAGCACCTATAAAATTATGATTATTTTCTATTTCAAACATAAAAGGATGTGTATTATCTACACTTTTAATACCAGCTCTTGATGAATTTCTAGTATGACCAATTACAATTTTAGATTCTTTTTCAATTTTTAGTTTCTGATGAATCATCATATCTGTAAATAAAGCCTCGTTATTAGTTCCTATATTGTCACCCTTGTAAAGTTCTTCATTCATATATACACCACATGAATCTTTACCTCTAGATTGGTTTAATATACCTAATATTTTAAATTTATCTATGTCAAATAATGAAGATTCAGAACCTGTCCATCCAAATATTCCACAAGAAAGTGTTTCTTTTTGTTTATTAATACTAAAAATATTTAATAACATTTGAAGTATTAAACATGTAAGTACTATATTAAATATTAACATATTCTTTTATTTTGTATTTTTGAATTAATTTTTTTATTTCGTATTTCTCAACAAGTATATTAATTTTATCTAAATCCAATTCTTCTTTTTCTGGATTTAAATATTTTAATATATCTTTTCTGAGATCTTCATTAGATATATCCCATTCTTCAGCCATTTTAACAGCCATTAAAGATCTATCCCATATGTTACTGATACTTTCTTCATCTTTTAAAAAATAACCTCCTAAAGATCTGCATTCAACACCATAATCTTTATCTCTAGAATCTCCAAATTTACCATATAAAGATCTTCTATTATAATAATCATTATCTTCTAAAATTAAAGGTAATGAAACTCCTAATTCAAACATCATACAAAGTCTGTCTCTCTGTTCTTCAGTTGGATTTTCCCAACCAAAATGAATATGAAAACCAGAAGATCTCATTTTTAATTTAGATGTATCTAAATCTTCCATATTAGAAGGTTTTTCAGTAATACAATTATATGATGAAGCACATCCAAATACATGAGCAGCTTTATCTTTTAAAATATCATTATTTACTTTTTCACTACTTGCATAATGAAGCTCTAAACCACGAGGTGCTATTATCAATTCAATATGCGATTTTGCATAATTCATTGCACTAACAAACGCTTCTTTAGTTTTACAAGCTGGGATATTAAACTCAGCGAGTATATTATCTTCTTGAATAAAACAACCTTCACCAATTGATAAAGGTTCTTCTTTTGTAGCATTGATGATACCTATTATAGATGCTAATTTTTTAGTTTTAACATCTCTAACAAAAATTTCAGGATCAGATCCAATTGTTAAATTTTTGTATTCATATTTTTTTTCTAAATTCATATTATAATAATTTGTCGATTAGGTTATAGCAATATTTTTTAAATTCATCAGTAGCATAATTAAATTCAGGATGACCTTGAATAGCAAGACTTTTTGTTTTATTATAATAAACAATTTCGCATTCTTTAAAATCCTTACTTAAATTAATTTCTTGATCATTACCATCAAGATATTTTTCAGAAATATTAATTTTAGAAGTTGCTATTATTTCATATTCAGATTTATCTAAATCAAAAGGATACATCATTTGATGATGAGTAGATGTAACTTCAAAAATATTTTCTTCTTTATCTATAACATCATGACTTTGTCCGTGACCACTAACGTGTTGAATTAATCTACCATTATTCATCACAGTTAAAAATTGAGATCCTCTACAAATACCAACTTTTAAAATATGTGGTGATAAACTATTAAAAGCTTCTTGTTCTAAAGTATCTCTTTTAATATTAATAAAAGTACTTGATCCAATACTTTCACCATAATAATCAGGATTAACATCTTCACCACCTGTAAATAAAGCAATGGTTATATCTTCTTCATTAGGATCTTCAGTTATTACAACGTCATATTTATCACTAAAAAAATCTAAATACTGTACAGTAAGATACGCATATAACGTAAATATTTTAATTTTCTCTTTTTTCATTTTTTTGTATTCTATTTAATAATGTGTTAATAATACCAATTGCCACAAAAGGATTTTCTCTTTCTTCCGGATGAGATTGTTCAGCAGCTATAGGTAATTCTTTATGAATCATAAATTCAATATTACCATGTTTACAATCATAAGCTAATGGTAAAAAATGATCAGAAAGATTATGACTAAAAATTGCTTGATGATGAATTGAGTTAGTTTTAAATAAACCAGGTATATTATATGTATAACTCAATTTTTCTTTTTTATTAAAAGGACTTTTTATGCCAATATAATCTTTTGGAAAATTTTCTACTACTGATTCTAAATCATCAACAAGTTCTCCTCTAAATGTAGTTGATCTATCATTATTAACATGTTGAACTATTGTACCACCAAAGTGAACATTTAAATTCTGAAAACCTGCACATATACCATATATAGCAGTTAATCCTTTTTCAGCACGTTCAATATAACCATTTATAGCACCTAAATTTTTATCATAAAATGCTTCATATTCCATATCTGGAGAATCAGTCATATAATGTGGTCGTTCACCATATCTAAGTGGATTTACATCTCTACCTCCTGGTAAAATAAGAAGATCAACTGGAATAATAGATTCATTTTGAGCATCTATCATTATTACATCAGCATCAAAGCTTCTTGCAAAATGAATATAAGCTGCATTTTGACCATATCCTGGTTGATATTTACCAAAATGATTATGAGCTAAAATTCCTACTACTGTTTTCTTTTTTGACATTGTTTTTTCTTTATTTATTTTTAATATTAAATTTTCTTTTGTAATTATCTATAGCTTTAACTATATAATTATCATTACTTAATTCTTTTCCATTTTCTTCTAAGTAAACTCTATCTTCACCAAAACTATAAATATTAGTTGTTGGTTTTATTCTAACAACTTCTTGTTTATAACCAAATAATCTTTCTATAAAATTAGGTCTTAAAGTAACTAAATAAATACCAGTTTCATAAAAAGATGTACTTTCTAAATTATCACCAATTTCTTTTATAATTTTAAATACTTTCATTATATTTATTTTTTAACATTACTGGTATATGCTCTATATATTTTTGTTCAGTAACTTCACCAAAACTTGGTGCTGAATTTATCTCTACTATAATAAATTCTGGTTCTTGTCTTTTATTACCATCTCTATCTGTAGAATTTTGTATTCTAAGATCAATAGCACCAAAATCAAGACCAACAGCTTTTAAAGCTTTTACTGATTCATTAACAACATTATCCCAATTAGTAGGTTTATCAAATGCTTCATTATTTTCTAATATCCACACACAATTATCATCGTTTCTATACCATTTGTTTTCATTAGGAGTATCTTTTTTCATCATTTTACGACAAGTATAAAAACAACCATTAGCATCAACATGTAGTCTGTATTCTCTTGAATAGTTATAATAACGTTCAAAAATACGATTACTTAAATCAACACCAGATCTTAGATAACTTGTAATTTCTTCTGTTGTGTTAAGTAAAGTATTACCTTGACCTCTACTACCATATAATGATTTAGCAACTAATGGTAGTGGCATATCTTCTAAACGCACTCTTATTATTTCAGCTTTTGTTTGCAATAAAAACATATTATTGTCATTACTAGATCTATACCAGTCTGCTGATTTAACACTTGGTTCTGCGTTTTGAAAACAATTTTTCATACGAAGTTTACTACTACTATTACGAACAGCTTCAATTGTATTAAGTTCTATTCTATTACCACCATTGGTAACAGTGTCTTCTTTATCAGTAGTAGAACCTAATCTTACTACTGATTTAAAGGGAACTAATTCAATTTTAGCATTTTTTCTTCTTAAATTTGTATGAGAAGGATGCCTACTAAATATTACTGGTCTAAATTTAGTATATTTTTTTTTATTTTTCATTAATATATTTTTTATAAGCTTTGTTAATATTTTCTAAATTTGCAAATTCATGTTTAAAACCTTTTTCTTTCATTCTACTTTCAGTATTCCAAGGTTTATAATCTAATTTCATTAAAAAAGGATATTTTTTATCTTTTTCATATCTTGGTATTGTAAAAACCAAAGCTTTAATATCAGGACAGTAAAATAATCTTGTTTTATCTTCAAAAATTATTGTTTTAAAAACTATTTTTAAGTATTTATTCCATGTAATTGATTTATATTCAGTTTTTAATATATTATATATATCGTATATAGATCTATTTCTATTTCTACAACACTGAAGATTAGTAAAATTTTTATTAATATAACTAGTAGGTCTAACATTAATTAAATCAAGTAACATTAATTTAATTGAATTTCTTCTTCTTAAAGCTGTATATAATTTTTTATCTTTTATAATCTGCATAATCACCTGATTTAATTAAGGTTTGAGCACTTTTATTGCAGAAATACAAAGAAGCTTTAACTTTTTCATTATTATCCAAAGTGATGTCAATAGGTGATCTTTTATACCATGATCCATCATGGTCATTTGGGTTATAACCTTCAAGTCTATCAACAGAAGGTATTTGTTCTGGTGTTACAGAATAAACTTCTACTCTGACGTTACTTGTTGGTTTTTCTTTGTTTACAAATGGAATACCATTTGCTGTAAGTTCGTACTTTTCTTTGGTCCAACCAGAACCAATTAGTTTGGAATTACCTAAAACACCGTGGTTGTGAAAACCAGTTCTAAGAGTTCCATATACTGCTACATTCATATTTTTTTTATTCATCTTTTTTGTTTATTTTTGAATTTAATAATTCTTTTGCAAAATTCTTTCCATGGTTTGCAACTAAATCAGAGAAATCTTTAGATTTATATTCTTTTTCTATTAGTAAATTCTTGATCATGTAATCTCGGGATATTTCTTTCCCATTAATCTGTCCCCAGTTTTCTGATTTATCATAATCATTATCAAATAATATAAAAACTCTATCAAACCTAACTTTTAATTCTTCTATTACTACATCTTTAGGATTAGCTTTTTCATTTTGTAAAGCTATTGCATTAAATCCAGTTGTAGCTTTTATTGACATAACATCCTTTAAAGATTTTGTTATAATTAAAACATCACCTCTGTTTGGAAGTTGTTGCCAACCTTGCCATACTGAATTATCATTATCAGTTATCCATTTAAATTTACTAAATGGCTGATAAATTTTATGCGTAATCTTTCTATCCTTTGTTTCTATATATACATATGCATGTTTGTCAGCTGCAATAGGTCTTTTATTTAAGAATATATATCTTAAAGGAAAAACTCTGTATTTTATTAACATAGGTTTAGATATATTAAAAGAATTCCAATATTCTAAATCATGTGTCTGCCATTCCCTTTTAGTAACACCAATGTCACACTTAGCTTTTTTTTGTATTTGAATATTTTTGTCATATTTAATATTAGATTTAGTTTTATCACTTGTAATATTTCTACTACAAATATATTTACTATCTAAATTAAAATCAACAGCAATTTGACTATATACGTCAAACCATTGTGAATAACCAAAAAGTTCTTTTACAAATTTATAGCAATCCCCACCACCAGTTACAAAATCATTATAAATGATTTTACTTTTTTTATTCAAAAAGAAACCAAAAGAAGGTGTTGGATCATCTCTAAGAGGTGAACTCATTGCCGTGTTTAGTTTAAGATCAGATGTATTCATATAAAATGAATATATTTGACTATCAGTCAATTCTTGATCTAATACTTTACTATTTATTAAAGGTTTAGGAACATGATTATTTAAATCTATATTCATATTTTGTTTTATTATAAAAAAAGAGGGGTTTCCCCCTCTTTAATTTTGACCTTCTAGAAAAAATCATCAGTTGCTTCATCATTAGCAGGAGAATTGTCCTTGCTTTGAAATACATCTTCATTATTATCTGGTTCAGGTCTTGACATAATGTCATTATAACCAACCTTGGTTACATCTGTACTTTTAACTGCTTTTAATCTACTTAGTGACTCATCTTTTGAAGATGATTCAACAAAGTTGATTTTTCTAACAGTTAAATAATTTTTCGGATACTGTTTTACACCATAATTAACAAATACATTTACTTTATGTCCTTGTTTACCAGCTTCATTAATTTTCTTCATTAGAAAATCTACTGCTGCTGTATAACTTGGAAAAGTTGGTAAAGCTACATCTTTACTTTCAGGATTTACTGCATGTAAAACTGTAACTAATCTTTTCAAGACAAAGCCTGGGTTGCCATCTGAATCTTGAGGGTAATAAATACCATCATTAACATCAGCACCATTTGCTTGTGTATAATGTATTTTATAATCAGGTGCATTTTGATTATCTTCTGCGGTCTTCTTTTTAACAGATACAGACAAGTCTGTTACTCGTCCTGCGTCTCCGTTGTTAAAGATTAACACATCGTTATTTGTTTCCGAAAATTCGTTTAAATCAATCATTTATTTTTATATATAAGTTTAAAGTTGACATTGCTGACTTATATACAAACTAATGATTAGTCATAGTATGCTCTAATTGTATCATTTACTTCCACCAAATCATTTTCAATATAGTCTTCTTCAAACATATCCATTGGTGTTTTGCAAGTATCTGTAGAATCATTATGTGTTCTAAAAAGGTATCTAGCTGGTTTTCCCGGCTCTTTTTTTACCTCTGTATATAACACTATACTACTAAAACTTTCAGGGCTTAATTTTGCTAATTGTTTACCTTGAACTGCTATTCGTTGATTCATAGTACCCATATCATCATATATTTTTTCTGGATGACAAAAGAAATAAACAATAATGTCGTTACGCATAATATCGTTAACATAGTTAATCAATTTATATTGATTTCTAGCCATGTTAGCCCATGCTTGCATACCGTTTTTTGCATTGTTAAATTCATTACTCATTACAGAATCAGTCATAATACGTGACCATGTATCTACTATAACAGTTTTGATATTTTCATTAGCATTAGCTTCTGAAAGTTTTCCAACTACATCTTTTATATTACTAGATTGTATATAATTACCTTTTTCTTCATTATATATTTGCTTGTATTTTCTAAAAGGTAGTGCTTTTTGATCCGTATTTACGATTACGGTTTCGTCAGGATTTAATTTCCTAAGACTTGTAGATTTACCAGTACCTGATTCACCTACAATGTATACTAAATGTGCCATATTGTTTTTATTCAATAAATTAAGTTGACATTGTTGACTTATTTAGTAGTATTAATTATTTAGAAATCATAAATTTTTTACATGATAACCATTTTTTATTAATTAATTTATTTTTGTGTTTAGGTATTATATTAGGATAAATATTAGAATGATCTCCGTACATAGAATTTCTATTATTTAATTTAATAACACTATTTTTCAAACATTCCATTAAAAAATATAAACTCTCTTGTCTTTTTAAATTTTTCATTATAGATTTATAAAATTTCTTGTTATTAAAACCTGAAGGTTTATGCCACAATGTTCTTATAAAATTTAACAAAACTAAATTTGTTTTATAACAACAGTTTTGAGAAAGATTCTGATTAAATATCTTATATTTAATTAAATTTTTATTATTAATATTTACTAATTTACATTCAGTTATATTATTAATTAAATTAACTAATCTTTTTAAATATTTAGTTTTAATTATACTTTTATGATCAATATAAATATAATCTTTATAAATATAATTTTTTATATCTGACCAACAAGCAGAAGAACATTTATATAACCCACTGTTATTTATAATATAATAATGACATGAAAAATCATTAAATTCTTTATCTTTTTTAATTATCATAAGCTAACATTTTTGCTTTAATTGCTGGATAAGATTTATAATTATCTAATTGAAAATTATCAATATTTAAATTATCTAAACAAGTATTAATTTTATTATGCTCTAAATTATTTAATCCTAATGAACTAATATTTAATTCACATTTACCATGTTTATTAAGATCTCTAGACAACTGTTCTTTAACAGCATCCAAGTGATTTTCATAGATATGTACATTGCTAAGATCACCTATAATAGCTTTCGGAACCATATTGGTCATCTTACCTATTATGTGTGCTAAAGTGGCGTAAGAAGCTATGTTAAATGGTAAACCTAAAAATGTGTCCACTGAACGTTGATGCCATTTTAAAGTAAATTTATATCTAGGTACATTTTTATTAGGATTTGGATTTTGAAAATTCATATCGCTAAAGGATACACCTTCATACAATTTCATTAATATTTCAGTTTTAGATAAAGGCTCAACTAATATTTCAAAACTCCAATGACAAGGAGGTAAAGCCATATCATCTAACTCTGCAGGATTCCAAGCAGTAACTATGTGTTTTGTACCCATAGGTGTTTCTTTTAATCCTTTTATAAGATTAGATATTTGATCTTTAAACCAAGTTACTCCAAAATTATCTTTACATTGCCAATCTCTCCATTGAGCACCATATACTCTACCTAAATCACCTAACACATAATTATCAAAATTATATCCAGTTTCATTGTTTTTTATAGCTTCAATAAAATCTTTTAAAGTTAGATTTTTTAACTCATACCATTCACCACTTAATTGTGATTTAAAATAATTATAAGCATCTTTATTCCAAATGTTTATACCATTATCTACAAGATATTTAATATTAGTATCCATTTATATTCTATAAACAACGCAACTTGTTTATACGTTTAATTAACAATCATCACAATCATCATCATCATCATCATTAATAGCACAATCTCCCATAAGTATAAACATTAATGATATTGCTATAATTCCTATACTTCCAATTGTTAATACTATTATTTTATAAGTTGTCATGTTTTTTATTTTTAATTAATTAAACTGCTATACATTACTGTATAGATTAGACTATATCTTAACCTGTTCTAGGTTTCTGCCGTTTCCACAATCATAAGCTTATTGTGTACGCTCTTTTATGAGCTAGTCGTTGCACATTTATTTATAATTTTGTAATGATTTAAATTATAAAATTTAGTACAGGATTGTCCTATTAATAGGAGATTCCCTGTTTAGACAGATTACGGTTAAGTATCCCTACTTAACTAGGCAATAATTCACCACGTAAAAACCATAATAATTCCCCAACAATTCCTTTCCAAAATAGTTTTTTAGTAGTCATTGCGGGAAAACCATCTGTAAAATTGTGTACCAGCGTGTAAGTTGGTATCTGATACCTAAATACACCTTTGCGATTAGGATCTTCATATTTAAATCTTTCATTTTTAATTTTTTGTAATAGTTTATGATATTCAACATCTATTTTTGCCATTTTTTTTTATTTTAATAGTTCTTCTAGTTTTTCAAGTTCAACTTTCATTCCTTGACATATTTCATAACTTTCTTTTTCAGAATAATGTCGAATTTGTCTTTTTAAATAATTTACTCTTGATAATATATTCATATCACCAACAATCATTTTTTTTCTTTCATTGAAAACACTTGAAGCAACAGTTACTTGTTCTTTATAGTTTAAACTACCATCAAATGCACTGTATTCCCTTGTTATTATAGTAACTGGAATATCTTCTTCGTCATTTTCTGTTATAGTATGCCTTATACTACCTTTTTCGAGTATATTATCATTTTTAGAAAAAAAACTGTCCGTAGTTCTATTATTTTCAATAGATGACGTATCAAATGCTTTACCTATTATTTCTTTTGTAAACATATCAAAATCTTGTTGTTATTTTTGAAATTATTTTTAATAATATTCATAATTCCATATTTTTAATTATTCTCTAATTTTGTTTAGCATATTATATGCTTTTCTCATTCCAACATCATCGTCGGTTGTTGATAATTCCTTGAAAAAATCCACTGCACCATCAAAATATAATGGACATACAGTATTACCACCACCATCTCTGGAAGCTAATATTTCAAGAAATCTTATGTTATCCTTAAATTTAATTATATTATAACCATCTTTTTCAGGGTATTGTTTAATACCATGCCTATAAGGACTAAATAATCCTAATGCTAAATCTACATCTCTACTAGTTAACTTGTTATCTGCTATATCTACAAGGCTAGGTTTTAACCTATTAGCTTTCATATTATCAAGAGATTCAGAAGCTGCACTTTGCTGTTGAACAATAACAGGACTGTGGTTGTATCTATTTCTAAGTTGTATGAAATACTTAGAAGATAAATCTGAAATTTCTTGATGTAAACTATTACCTTTTTTTGGATATAATAAAGATATATGATCAACTATTATAATTACGTATTCATCTGGTTTATCAGGTTCATAATAATCAAAAACTTTATGTTCTTTACCTTCACCAGTGTTATTATCATTAAAAGTAACTGTTTTGTAATGAATAGTACCATTTGCTTTAGCATAATCGTCCATATAACGAAATATACCATAAGCATGTTTTACATTGTCTATAAATGTTACAGTTTTATTAAAGAATTCAAAATATTCATCTTGATTATTTATTTCATTTAATATATCCTCACTTATAGGGTCACGTGTAGATTGTAATTTAATAGGATCAATTCTTATATTACCTTTAGATGTTGTATATAATCTATTACAAGCTGCTTGTGTCATTTTCTGACGTTCAGACATCTCTAATGTAAAATATACTATTTTTAATGTTATAGGACTATCTGGGTTATTTAACTTTCATTTAATTGGATTATACATATATAAATTATCTGTAATCTTAGTTTTACCTACTTTAGTAGATGCTGTAACTAATGTCATTTTACCTTGTTGTATACCAGGAACTACTTCTTCAAATCGAGGTAGTCCAAATGGTATACAATTAGCTTTACCAGATAATATATTATCTCTTCTCTTTCACAAATGTTTTTTTAGTCTGCCATAATTATCTAATTTTTCATCTTCTTTCATTTTTAATATTAAAATTTGGTTTAGTTAAAAAATGATTTATTCATCATCTTCATCATCTTCGACGATATCATCATCTTCATCAACTTGTAGATCTTTTAATAGATTAATTACATAAACAATAATTTCATTACCTGAATTTGGGTTATTAAGTCTAGTTGATGTAGTTTCAAATGTACTCATTACATCATCAATATCTTCAAAAAATTCATTTCCAGTTATAGATGTAGAAAAAATAACACCACCATATCCTAAATCTCTCATATATGATGTTAAAATCATTTGAAACATTCTATTAGTAATTTGTGTTATTTCAGCTTGAGTTAATTGATTCTCATCATTTAAATTATATCTAGAAAGAGAATTAATTATATTTGAATATACACGATTTATACCATGAACACCAATAAGACCACAACTAATACCAATATTTGTTTCTGTAAGATTTAAATGTGTTAATGTTTTTCTAACACCTCTTATTACTTCATAAGTAAATACATTATCATTTTTTGAAATACCATTTAATATATCAGCAATATTATTTCTAACTACTTGTGGTAAAATAGGTTGTGATTCAGGTACAGCTTTTATAACATTTTTAAATAAGTTTATACCATATTTAGTTCTTATATTACGATCATTTTTTAAAATGTATCTTTTTTTGTTTTTAGGATCAATTTCAACTTCGTATTGATTACCTCTTGTAATACTGTAATTCATTGAATTTACGCATTCTACTAATTTTGTCATTTTTTGTTTTTTTAATATGTTATATTATATTATATTCTTTTAATAATTTCTCAAATTTTATTACATTTTTATTAAATGCTTTAAAATCATGTTTTTTAACACTTTTCATTTTTTTAAATATATTGAAATACTTTTCTTGAAATAATAAATATTCTTTTATAAAAAGAACAGTTCCAATATTACGTTTTGATGATACTGTTATTCTTGTATAATAAGTTAAAGTGTGACTTTCTCTTATATCATGTAAATGATAACATGCATTGCTATTTATAGCATCTATCCATTGTTTTTTAGTTTTATTATTCATATAATATAAATTAATAGAGTTAGATGAATAATATCTTAAAAAATGCTTTGATGTTTCTTTATAAGATAAATTTAATTTCGATTTTTGTAAAAAAAAGAGATATGTATTACATACAACCGATGGTAATACTATCTTATAATTATTACTAATATATTTATATTTAAATAAACAACCTTCAATAATTTCATAATATGATGATACAATAAAAATACATTGATAAATATTTTTCCTTGATTGACTATTATATTCTAAACATTTATTTAAAAACTTTTCACCATCTTTAGCCATGTATGCTCTTATTATTCTCATAAAAAACATTCTTGCCATTAATGATTTAAATTTAAAGTTATAATAAAATAATGTTGTTTTTTCTTTTTTTTTTTTAATACATGTATAGCTTACTATATCTTTTAATTTAAAAATTATATTAGATAAGATAATACATTCTTCAAATTTAATAGAATCATCATTTTCATTATAAAAAATTAAATCTAATGATTTTGAAGAAGGAAGATTTAATTTTGTTCTTTCAAAATATTTATCCCAACAAGATACTGCAAACCCTCTATTATTATTTTTAGTTATAAATTTATGTTTAAAACCAGGTATAATAAAATCTATTCTTTTTATTGTATTTTTCATTATTTATGTTTTGTTATTATACTCTATTTATAATATAAATTTCAGGTTTAACTATTGTTTTTTTGTTAACACCTATTTTTTTATAAACTTTTTTTTTAATATCTTTAAATTGATCTTGTACATCAAATTTATCAGAAGTTATATTATTTATTGTACCGTTAACTAATACTTTCCATTCTGTAATCATTTTTTTTAATTAAATTAATTCTGTTCTCCAATCTGAATTTTCAGGTTCTTTCATGGATTGTTCTAACCATATTTCTAGGTCAGATGTTTCTTCACCTTTATAATTTTGTTTATATATAAAGTAATCAGCTCTTTTTATATATTTAAAACTATCATTAAAACTATCTATATACATTTCAGATGCATTAATGATTTCTTCAAAAGTTATTTCAGGATTATTATCCATAAACCTTTGTAATTTTTTTTTAGTAGAAATAGATGATCCCATTGATCCGACTTTAATATCTTTAAATAATGTTCTATACTTTTTAACTTGATTTTCAAGTTCTTCTTCTTTTCTACTGTCTTCTTTTATTTTAACAAATACTTTAACAACTTTTTTTCCTTTATCTCTAAGGTATATACCTTTAGAATCAGATATTAAATAGTTTTTGTTAATTAAATCATTTATATAAGGTTTACTTATATCATAATCAAAATAAATTTTGTTTGAGCTTAAATATATTTTTATAATACATAATATTTGGTTAATATTTATATCTAGTAACTTTATGTCTTTAAAGTTAAATGATAAATTTTCTATATCTCATAATTTCATTTTAATATTTTAATTAATTTTGTTTAGATTTAATAATCCATATCTGTAACATCTATAAATAAATCTGAGTCTACTAAACCATTATTATCACAAGTATTACAATCTACGTAAATTAAACCATTTTTTTCAACTGTAGATTTCTGTGTCATGTACTTTTTACTACCACAACAAAGTGGGCATATTTGAGTGCTCATTTAATTTTTTATTACGTTAATAATTTTGTTTATTTCTCTTAAATAATAGTCATAATTAATATTATAATTATCACTATCATAATATTTATTGAAAACTGTGCTATCATAACCAGCTTCTATACTTGATTCTCTATCACCCATATCAACTTCATTAAAGATATTAATTTGCATAGTAGGTGTTTTATCAGGTAATGGTGGTAATTTTTTAACAAGCATATTACCATCATTAGAAATATAATATCTTGTTACCTTACCTAACTTGTGATCTTCTGGTTGATAGTCTTTTACAATTCTTCTTACAAGCTTGTTTTGACCTGTCATTTTAACGGCTAAACAAAAGTCGTGTATTCCATAGTTTTTACAAAACTCATAATCAGATTTTACTATATCACTTTTAAACTTAGTTAAATGATTATATAATGTAAATTCAGGATCTACATTGTTTATAAAGTAGTTAGCTAAAGCAATAGGTACAATCCTTTTACTGTGATTCTTATTATAGTCCCTATCCATTTCAAAACAACCTTTATACTTAATATAACCAGTGTCTGTAACACTCATATAATTATTAACATCACGTATAATCATTTTATCATAAATAGCATACTCCATAACAAGTTCAGTTTTCTTTTCCCATGCAGTTACTATCTTCTTCATATATTCTACTTTATCTCTATCAATAAGAAAAGTAAAACCATCTGTATTAGATTGAAGAAATTCAATATCACTAACGTTACTGTTTATCTTTTCCATTAACATTGCTAGTAATAACTGACCGTTAAGAGTTATGCTTAATAAACACTTAGGATCATATAAAAAACTATAAACATCATTCATCTTACCAAATGCACCATTGAGCATTAACTTACATGCAGCATTACGAGGATCTGATTTTGGAAATGTTTTCCTGAGCTCGTAAATACTTTTATAAATTTTACTAAATGCATCTCCTAAATGTTGTGGTCTAAAACCATTGTTAATAGCTAAATTAGGATAATAACTTGCAACGTCAATATCTATAATAACTTTTTTGCTATCACTTTCATAAATACCAGATTTAGTACAACCGTGAATACCACCTTGACCAAAGTCATTATATATATTACCAATTTTACCAGTAAACTTAAAGTCTCCCTTTGTATCTATTGCTCTATAGCTTTTAAATCCATCAAGAACGCTATTCATTTCAGGTGTTTCAAACTTAATATAATCAAGTATTATTTCACTAAAATCAATTCTTTTTCTGTAAGTACGCTTTTCTTTAAGTTCCTTTTTATCAATATTCATTTCCTTAGATAATAAATCTAAAAAGATCTCACTACCAATCTTAGGATCATTAGCATTAGTAAGATTTAATCCATATTGTTTTGATAACTGCAACCTAAGCTCTATATCCTTTTCACAAAGCTTATAAAATAGATGTGTAGCATTAACATCATGATCACAATAAGATATTATCTCATCCATCATTTCTCTTGTTAAAGAGTCTCCTGGTGGATAAGGTAAATCACGAATATCATTCATTCTCATAGCATATTCAAGCCATTTAAGAGATGTTCTACGTGCCTTGTTATCATAGTGCTTAATCCTAAATAAATCTATCTGAGGTATCTTTGTTTCACTATCCCATATAGCTGAATACTCTGCTTCAATGATATTTTGAGCTTCATAATATATATCTTCTGATGTTCATCTACGTTTACGTCTAAGTATTGTATTGTGTAATACAGGATAATCAAAGTTAACATTGTTATAACCTATTAAAGTTATATTTCTTTGTTCAAGAAATTCATACAGTTTTTTAATTTCTGTTTTATATTTACTTATTTCAAATCTTCAAAATTCATTTGTATCAATACATTTAAAAGTAGCAAGAAATAAATCTTTATATGTTTCTAAATCATATATGTAAGTTTTATTATTTCATTTTTTTTCCATTTTTTATTAATTTTAATGCTTCTTGTAATCCTATTTCTAAAGCTTCTTCATAAGTATATATAGATGTTTTACTTCTAAATTTACTAATCCATAAAGTTTTACCAAATTTAAAAACATTACAATAAGCTGTATTTTTACCATTTATATACCCCCCTATTTGTACTTGAATATGTAAATTATGTTTTTCTCTTAAGTATTTTTGTAGTAGAGATTGTGTTGGTGCTTGTATTCCTATATTTTGTAAACCTTTATTATTTGCAAGACAATGATTATTATGTTGATCTAACAAATATCTTTTTAATTGTGGTATATCAAACCCTTTTTCTTTAGCTAATTTAGCTGTTTTAAAACTAATTATTTTGTCTTTCATATTTTTGTTTTTAAAAAGTCTAATAAAAAATTAACAACCTTAGTTTAAAGTCCTTTATCATAGTATATTGATGCTTCCAATAGTTTACCATCTTTAGTATATTTTGAAGTATAAACATTTTCAAAATTTTTATCCAAAATAGAACTAGATTTATCAATAAATGATGATAATAATCTTTTATTATTATTATTGTTTTCAGCTTCAAATGAAACTAAAGCATATGTATAATCTTTACTTGTATCAGAATCCATATTTATATTAAACCCTGTTAATAAATTAAATATAGGTTTAATATTATTTATAAATGTTGATACGTTTACATCTAAAGTTTTTTTATTTTTATTATTATTTATTTTTTTTGTCATAATTAATTTATTTTTGATTTTTCAAAATCAAGACAACTGTAATTTTCATTTACATCATCACTAGTTAAATAACACCAAAGATTGGGTGATGATTTTAATTCTACTACATTAACACAATTAATACATGTATTTGATGTTGAAGAATTACTAGGTTGTTTTTTGTTTACTTTGTTAATTTCTTCTTTAGGTCCATCAAATGTAACCTTTAATAATGCTTTTAAAATATCCATATTATACGCTTATTATTATTTGAATATAGGGTTTTTTTTCATCTGAGTCTAATGTAACATATATATTTTGAATATTTTTTTTAATAATATATTCTTTTATTGATTGTTTGTCGTATATTAAATCTGAATGTTGTACATATTGATAATAACTTATAACTAAAACAAACATTGCTACTTGATTATCTTTAAATACTCTTACGTTTTCAAATATTATATTTTTTACATCAGTAGAAAGAATATTTAAAATTGGTTTTATTCTATCTATATTATTTACTATTTTTGTATCATTCTTCATTTGCTTTTATGTCTATTAGTTTTTTCATTACTTTATTTTACTTGCAATTTCTTTAATTTCTAATCTCGTTCGTTGTAAACAATTTACCTGCTACTTATTGCCTGTTCTGCTGTTCCTTGTGCAATATCAAATACACAGCTTCCACAAAGTTCAGCGTGGTTTTTACCGCAGGACAAACAGTTCACAACACCAGATAAAGACAAATTTTC